CCCCGAAGGGTGGACAGACTTAAAGGACTCGGAAATGCCGTCGTCCCCCAAATCCCAGAACTCATTGGAAGGGCAATCCTAGAATCATGAACCCCGAAGGCACTTACCAATGGATAGGACTAAACGACCCCATACCGGAAGGGTGGGAATTAGCAAATGAATCAGAGAGCCGCCATTCAAGATATGGGCGGCTAATAAAGCTTATTGAGGAGAGTGAAGAGTGACGCTGTTTACTGAATCCGACGTGGCTCACTATCTAGGTATCCCCGCGCCACGTGTGCGGGTTGAGGTGCGCCCATTTGCCAAAAAACTCAACGCCATTTTAAACGCTGTCTCCAAGGAGTTTGAGGTTTCTGAAAGGGATCTCAAATCAAGCCGGAGGGGCCGTAACGTCGCCCGCCCGCGCCAAGCGTTTTATCTGCTGGCCCGTAACTGCACCGGCAAGAGCTTGCCGGAGATAGGACGATTTGTAGGAGGCAGGGACCACACCACGATTTCTTACGGAATAACTGCCTGTGAGACACACATGGAGAACGACCCGGTATTTTCCGCCCGCGTTCGCCGTCTTCAACTGAGGTTTATCTGATGAAATTTGCTCAATGGGATGTAGAGGCTTGGCTAGTAGGGACTCAAAATCTTTCCCTCGAACAGAGGGGGGTATATGTGACCCTCATCACGAAATTATACGACCTTGATGGGGCCCTCCCAGACGACGATAGGATGTGCGCCCACATCTGTAATTGCTCCACCCGGAAGTTCCGAACAATCAAAAAAGAACTCATCGAAATGGGTAAAATTTATGTCGAGGACGGGTACTATAAAAACGATAAAACGACGAAAACTCTCCGAAAAGCGGCTGAAAAGTCGCTGAATGCGCGAGAAAAAGCGGAGAAAAGATGGGCATTGGAGCGTGCTAAGACGTTGAAAAATAACGAAACCGCCGATGCAGAAGCATGTTCCCAGAACATGCGAACTAGGGAACTAGATAACCAGATAAAAGATATAGGGGCTCCGCCCCCTCCAGATTTTTCTGAAATCAAGGGGTGGATTTTGGAAGGGAACGAGAACCCTGGGGCGTTGTACCGGGCACCCCTGGCGTCATTCTCCCCTGAAGACCTCTTCAACGGATTCGAGGTGGTGGGGCGTGGCGACCCGCCGCCGCTGGGGAAGCGGGTGGCGTATCTGGTGACCGCGTGTCGGCAGGCTGCGGCGCTGGGGCATACCGGAACCCCTGAAGGCAAAGAGGAGTTCACAAAGCTGAAGGCGGAGCGGGGTGCGCGGGAGTTGGCAAAAACCGCCGGGTGGCCATACGCCAATGAGGTGTTGGAGGCCTGGAAGCGCCGAGAGGATTGGGCGTTTGAGAAACTTTTTCCGAAAGGTGAATCGGCATGAACCAGTCCGAAATGGCACAGGAGGCGCGGGTGTACGCCCGGAATTATCTGGCGAAATACGGAACGCGACCGTATGAGGAAATGTGGTTTGTGGAGGCCAAGAGGTTCCTTGTGCGCCACGCCACGGACGCCCTGAAGCGGGGACAGAAACCCAACATTCCTCCCCTGGATGACTGGAGGATTAACGAATGGAAAAAGGACGTTGCGAGTAAGGGGTGGGCCAATGGCGAGTTCGAGAACGCGATACGGAGGGCGGCATGAACACCGAAGCACTGAACCGAGCCACGGAAATAACAAACGGTTGGTACAGGCGGGCCGGAGAACGGGACCAGTTCCAGTTTAGATCAACGGGCCACCTGCCGGAGAGGGTGAGAGATGAAATTGCTGCTGGCATAGCAACCATCCCCTACGGGGTGGAGGCGTATGACCTATGATCGAAGACCGAACAGAACAGAGCCAAGACGCTTACGCATTCGTCACGCCGGAGACGATGGACCGGGCGACCATGTTGACCACCAAGGGCAAGCTGGCCACCCGGACGGACCAGCTTTTAATCTGGGCGGAATCTGGAAAGCTTCCGGCAACCTGGGAGGATATTATCACCGATATTCGAAACGCGATCAGCATCGTTCGGGAGGGGACGGGGTTAAAATCCCAATACTACGGAGACCGCACCCATTCGTCCGGGGGGTCGTTGAGCGACGAGCCGGAGCCGCCCGAGGTTTCCCGTTATCTCAGTTGGTCCCGCAGCCTGATTGAGCGGAAGGGGGTCGGCTATGCCGGTCTGTACCGCGTTCAAGATGCGATTCTAGATGGAACGCCTTGCGATTACAGTCTGTTCCGATTAGCCATGCGGGCGTATTGATGCGAATGATGTGGACGATGTGAAGCACCGAACAGGGGTGATGTTGCGCGGCTGGAAGGCCCTGGACGCAGAAGCCACAAAACTCGGCGCCAAGCCCATAGACCCGAACGTGATTGAAACCTGGCGCGATGACGACGGGCGGCCCTATGCCCTGTTCAAAGATAACGCAGAGGCGATCAGTTACGCCAGGAGCGAGGAGGGCGCCGGCGTGCGTGTGGTCACCTTCAAAGAAATCTCACGCATTGTGGGAGCGTTTGAGCGGGGCACGGTGGTGTCTGAGGCGCGGGATGTGTTCCCGGGCGCAGAACTGCTTTCGATCCAGAAACCGGAGATTGATTGGGAGAAGGGGGACGAAATTCCACTATGAAATGGCGCAGCAGTTTAAACGACGGACAGGAACACAGCGAAGATTACAGCCGAGACCGTAGATTATGGCAGGCGGTGATCTACCGGCTCATTGCCGACGCGACCAGACCGCTCGGGTTCGTCTACCCGGTGAAGAAGCACGGCGAGAACCAAGAACGGTTTGAGAAGCGGCGCAGGACTTATCTCAGAGAGCGCAAGATACGACGCCAGGACAAGATGGACGCGCAGGAGTGGCTGACCGAAGACCACGAAGACTTCCGGATGGTCTGTGATTTTGCGGGGTTCGACCCCGACTGGATCAGACGCCTGGCGCTCGACTTGCAAGAGAGAGACTGGCCCAAGGTTGAGTTTTATTTTGAGCATGAGGTGTTGGATGTCTGACCTCGATTTAAGCGAAGTATCACAGGAACCGTATCAGTTCGCGACCGACGAGACGCGGCTGAGAGCCAAGCCCGAACCGCTGCTCGAGTGGGCTGAGAGCAAGAAACTCAATTCGGTGTTGTTGGAATCGGCGTTCATGATCCGCAAGGCGGTGAAGTATATTCGATCGGACGTTGACCAGAAGGGCGTGAACTATCTCGAGTTGGATGCGCCCGGCGGACGGCACAACCGAGTTGTCGATGACGAGCGAGAGCCTCCGGAGGTCAAGCGTTATATGGTTTGGTCAACTGTGATGATCGGACGGTTCGGATCTCGAGGATTGACGATGGTCGTGGATTGCATTGTCGAAGGGTCGTACTGTCCGCTACCATTGATGAAGGAAAGTCTGAGAGTATTTTAGCAGAGATATTGGAGGGTATTATGGACCTGATCATGCTGGTCGTTGAGCTCATTGTTCATTTAATTTAGTTCGTGGGGTTTCGCCCCAACCATATTTCTGATATAGACACGGGCGAGGACGTGCGCCTAAATTCTGGCGGCGTCCATTTTCATTTGGGAAACGAGGATGACCAAGCGCTGCCCGGAGATTATTGAGAAGATATTGGATCGGTTTGCCAACGGTGAACCGCTCAATAAAATCTGCAACGCCCAAGGTGAATACCCTGACCAATCTCGATTTTGGGCCTGGCGCAAGAACGATCCAGACTTGCAGCGTGAGTATCAAGACGCGTTGCTTCGCAATGTTGAGGCGATGCTTCAACGCTCTGAGGATTTGATGGAAGCGGCTCAGACCCGCGACGAGATACTCAAAGCTGACAAGACGCTGAACCATTATCGATGGAAGGCTGAGAAACTGTTAGCTGCGTTCAAGCCTGAGAACAAGACGAACGTCGAACTATCTGGTGCCGTCGGACAGTTCTCAATCGGTTGGGCAGATGAGGATCAAGAGAACAAACCTCAACCGGAAGATGTGAAGCAGCGCATCGATCCCGTCGTATCTGAGCGCGAAAATCGAGCAGAAGAAACACAAACCTCGCGCGCGTAAACGGCCGGAATGTCATGCAGATCACATTTTGTCATAATACATATTATGCGACAATATACCGCTAACCCATTGATATTACACAATACTTAATGCCTCGCGTTAACCATTTACCGCGAAAATCTGGCGAACCCGGCTCTCATTACACCTCCAGGTAGCGAAGGCACCCCCTTCCTGCAACCCCCGCAAGCCGCTGGCCGACCGGCGGCGTCGGCGGAGATGGTAGGATACAAACGGACAGGTCAAAACAACCTATGGAAGACGACCCCAGATTGATGAGGATCGACCTCATCGACATCGAATTGGAAGACGGTACGGTCGCCCATGAGGTGCACATCGTCATCGGTTGCCACACACCGGAGGCCGCCGACGAGTTCGCGAGGGGCTTCGCCAAAAGCATGGACCCAGACTTCAACCCGACAGGATCGATCCACTAATGCCTAACAGGAACCGCACACCGGCCCGCTCAGAACGTCCTATGACAAAGGTATCGTTCACCTGGAACGAGGTCATCGCCGCTCTCAGGGCGTATTCAGAGGCCCAGGACGGCCCGCTCCCCGTCGGCCCCTCGACCGTCGCCCCGATGCGCGGAAACGGTTCCACGCGTCTTGTTTTAACTATCCGCGAAACCCCGACACCCTAGCTATGTTCAATTGGCTCTGTTGGCTGATAGGCCACACCTATAAACCGATTGAGGATAGGCAGCCTGACAACACCGCGTTGGGCGCTTGCGTGCGTTGCGGACATCGGCACCACATCGAATGGCCGAAATAAAAAGACTGACGATCGACTACACCCCGCGACCGCTGCAAAAGCAGTTTCACGAGAACGCGCGGCGCTGGAATGTTGCGATTTGTCACCGCCGTTTTGGGAAGACGTTTATGGCAATTCACTGGCTCGTTCGAGCTTTAGTGGAGTGCCCCCACAAGAACCCCCAAGGGGCCTTTATAGCGCCGACGTTCTCACAAGTTGAGCGGGTCGCTTTTGAGTATTTAAAGCAAGCCACGTCGGTCTTCCCTGGCGTCAAATACAACGCCGCCAAACTGCGATGCGAATTTCCGCTTGGGAAGAATAACAAGGTCACGATCCATTTGTTGTCCGGCTCCAACGAGTCCAGTGAGCAGATTCGCGGCCTTTACCTCGACGCCGTCGTTTTTGATGAATACGCCGACATCCCCGCGAAGGTGTTTCCTCAGATTGTGAGGCCTGCCTTGGCTGACCGGCGGGGCAAATGCACCTGGATAGGCACGCCGAAGGGTGAGGACGCGTTTAAGGCCGTTTACGACCAGGCGCTTGATGAGGTGAAGGCGGGCAATCCGGATTGGTATGCCTGCATATTCCCGGCGGACAAGACGGGTGTTTTGTCTGAGACTGAGCTCGACGAGCTCCGGTCGCAAATGTCGGACAATGAATTTAGGCAAGAGCTGCTCTGCGATTTTGGGGCTCATATTACCGGGGCGTATTACGGCGAGTTGTTGAGCAAGGCCGAGGCTGAAGAGCGGATTGGCAACGTTCCGCACGACGAGACGATGCTGGTAAATACGGCCTGGGATCTTGGGGTGCGGGATAAAACGTCGTGTTTTTTCTGGCAGGAGTCTGCCGGTGCCTCGATACGGATCATCGACTGCTATCAAGCGTCGGGGGAGGGTTTGGCGCATTATGTACAGGTTTTGCAGCAGCGTGCTTTTGATAGGGGTTATTCCTACGGTGATCATTTATTCCCCCATGATACCGATTCTCGGGTTTTAGCCGCTTCGGCTCAGAGGCGGTCGGATATTTTGCGGCAGCTGGGGATTATGCCGACGATCGTTCCGATGCGGAAAGTGGCGGAAGGGATTGAGGCGGTTCGGGCGATATTGCCGCGTTGTTGGTTTGATGCTGAGAACTGCGCCGAGGGATTGAAGGCGCTACGGCATTATAGGGTTAAAGAGAGTTCGGGGCTTCCGCTTCATGATGATAACTCGCACTTTGCGGACGCTTTCAGATATTTGGCGGTCGGTTACCGGGAAGGTATGTCGTCGTTTGGCGCGTATCGTAAGCCGTGGGCGCAAAAGATTGAGTATCCCAACTCTGGACAATTTGTTTGAGGTTTTGTATTAGATGCCGTCTCCTTGGGACACATATTTTTCGGATTCGTGGTCTGCGCTGAAGCGTATGCCTCGAGGCTTGCTGGACATCGTCACTGATGTCGTGACCAGGCCTGAGAAGGCTGCGCGTGGGTTGTTGGGTCCGGCGCTTCCGGCTGTTTTGGCGGCCCCACAGTTTACGGTCGCCGGTGACGTTGAGGCTATGGTCTACGACGCTGGGCAGATTATGCCGAATTTGAAGGCCGGAAATTACAAGAACGCTGCGTTGCACGGCATACTGGCCCCCACGTCTCTTGCTATGATGGCATGGCCGGGAACCGTCGCGCCGATGCGCTCGGCGATGGGTCTCCCGTCTCCGAAGGGTGCCGCGCCTGACCGGACGGAATATTCTCTGGTCCGGCATATGGCCCCCAAGGGGGATTCCGCTCGTATTCAGAGGTTAATGACCCGCTATCATGAGCATCCGGAACTGGCCGACGACATGCGCCGCATTGTTCGCGCCGGTGAGGATGTCGGGCGCGAGTGGTATAATACCGAAGACCTCCGCGACATGTTCATAAAAGAACTCGGAAAGAAGGAAGGCGACAAGGCGTGGCGTGAATACATCATGCTCGTCGGCGCGACTTCGACCGGCTCCAAGGTTGAGCCTAATTTGCGGAACGCGTCGTATTACTTCACCGAGAACGCCCCTGGTCATAACGGCGGCCCCGGCGCTCTGGCTTACAAGACCGACGAGTTGATTGCCGGTGACATGCTCCCGCCGAAGGGGTCCGGCTACGGCCACAAGATGCAGAAGAACCAGGCGAAGAACGTCGGTAATTACTATTCTGGTAATTGGGGCGCAACGGCGGACCCGAAACTGAACCCCAAGCCTCGAGGCTTCGCGCAGTCGTTATTGGGTGGGCATCAGAACATTGCGGCGGACAAGCACTTTATGCGGTTGATGTCGATGATGTCGGACGACCCCGCGTTTCTGCATGGGTCGGCGGAGATCTCAAAAGAGACGCTCGAGAAATTACGGGATCGGTTTGGCGACGCTGTCGAGCCGTTTCTCTCTGAGCGCACAGTCAACGGTAAGCCAGCATATAACTTTAACGCCAAGGCCGCGGTCCTGGGCAAGAAGGGCTCCAAGAAGGTGAAGGCGGCGGACCCGGTCGAGGGTATGTTTGATTTCATCAAGGATGAAAAAATCAAGTCGGCTTGGGACGATATGCCCGCCGATAATGAGTACAAAGCATTCGAAGGTTTTGTGAACGAGCTCGCCAAAGAGATGGGCATGACCGGCCCGCAATTGCAGGCGGCGTTTTGGATGGGCGCGGCTGCCGACACCGGCGTCGATCTCGGGTCGCAGCGCACGTTCATGGAAATCTTTAACGACATCCTGGCGAAGCGGGCCGAAGAGCGCGGCCTGACCAAGAAACAGGTGTTCAAGAATTTTGCCCGTCGCGCGCAACCTCTGGCCGTTCCTGTGGGGGCGGTTGGACTGGCGGGACTTTTGGGATCGGACGAAGAGTAGGCGGTTCGGTTACTGGGTTTACAGCGGTGAGAGTACCCTGCGAACGCAGACACCTAACCTCTCGCAGCCGGTGCCTTCGCCTGCGTTTTTTATAGCAATTTTAACCCAAAATAGGAAGCCCCAAATGAGCATTCGGTTAGAAGTCGCCTACCAAGATTTGTTGAAACGCGTCGCGAACCTCGAGGCGATTGTTGCCTCGATGGTCCCGGTGTCGGAGCCGGAGCAACCGGCGGAACCGTCCGGTCAGGCGTTCCCGAAGCATATGCACTTCGGGAAATGGGGCTTGGTCGACGAGAACGGAAATTGGATCGATAAGGGTCCGTATTCAAAAGAGGCGGCGCAAAAGGCCGCTGAATTGGCAGCTTAATGGCAAAGAAAAAAGTAACCAAAGAAGCCCTCAAGGCGATGATCGCCGACGGGCTGCGAAACTCCGCCGGGTATTACGGCGGGGAGTTGCAGCGTCGTCGCGAGAAGGCTCTCGAGTATTATCTTGGCTACCCGATGGGCAATGAGGTCGAGGGGCGTTCTAAGGTTATCTCGACCGATATTATGGACACTGTCGAGTCCATGCTGCCGTCGATGCTGAAGGCATTCGCGGGTTCAAGTAAGGTCGTGAAATTTGAGCCGGTCGGGCCTGAAGACGAGGCGGCGGCTGAGATGGTTTCGGATTACTGCAATCATATATTTCTGAAAGACAACCCCGGCATTCTTCTGATGCACGAAGCATTCAAGGATGCTCTTCTTTCCGGATTTGGCTGTTTCAAGACTTATTGGGACGAGAAGGTCGACGTTACGACCGAAACGTATGAAGGTCTGACGGAAGAGGAGATGGTTCTTCTGTTGGACGATCCCGAGGTTGAGGCGGTTGAGCACTCAGTGGAAGAAGCGTCCGGCATGGGGTTGGTCGAAGGCGCTCCCATGGCTCCCGCCTCACGCTTTCATGACTTAAAGATCCGCCGGACGAAACGGAACAAACGGGTCGTCGTTGAGACGGTAGCGCCGGAAGATTTTTATATTGAGCGTCGGGCGCGAAACATCGACGAGGCGAATTTCATTGCTCACCGGTCTCGCTATACGGCGTCGGATTTGGTCGCGATGGGATATAAGCGGTCGGTGATCGACGGCATTCCGTCCCTGGATGAGGAAGACTTTTCTACGGAGAAATTACTGCGCGAGCAGATCGATGATTCCGATTTTGGGAATACGCAGATTGGTGAAGACGCCCACGACCCGACGCGGCGCGAAATTTGGCTTTATGATTGTTATATTAAGACGGACCGAAACGGCGACGGGATCGCCGAGTGGGTTCGGGTGCTGGCAGCCGGTTCAGGCTCATACACCATATTAGATGAAGAAGAAGTGACGGAACCGCCGTTCTCAGTATTGATACCAATCCCGATGCCGCACCGGTTTTTTGGCATGTCTCTGGCCGATCAGTTATTCGAGATTCAGGACATGAAAACGTCGCTGTGGCGGAACTACCTCGACAACATTTACGTTCAGTCCAATCACCGGGTTGAGGTTGTTGAGGGTATGGTCAACATGGAAGATGCGTTAAACTCGCGTCCCGGCGGCGTCGTTCGGGTGAAGCAGCCCGGCATGATGCGTGAGCTCACGACCACGCCAATCGGCGGGCAGATCTTGGAAGGTCTGCGATATGCCGACGAGGTTAAAGAGGTCCGGACCGGCGTCACGCGTCACTCTCAGGGCCTGGATCAGGATTCGCTAAACCCGAACCAGACGGCGACCGGCATCCAGTTGATGCTGACGATGTCTCAACAGCGGATTGAGATGATCGGTCGGATATTTGCCGAGGGCGGCGTTAAAGATCTGTTCAAGAAAATTTTGAAGCTGGTCGTTCAGCACCAACAACAAGAACGCATCGTCCGCATTCAGAACAGTTGGGTGCCGATCGACCCCAGCAATTGGTCGACGCAGTACGATGTCTCGATATTGGTCGGCTTGGGTCACGGCAACGACGAGAAGCGGGCCGTCGCTCTGTCTAATGTCCTGGCGGCGCAGAAGGACCTGGCGGCGAATATGGGATTCGGTCAGGGGTCTCTTGTTCAGCGGAATAACGTATACGCGGCCTTGATGGATATGACCAAGGAAGGCGGCGTTGAAGGGGCGAAGTATTTCACGGCACCCGCGCCGGACAATTCCGACGTTCCTGCGCCACAGCCGGACCCCAACCAGATGTTCATGGAATCCCAGCTTGCCATTGAAGGTAAGAAACTCGAGGTCAAGCAGCAAGAGATGCAGATCGAACACGAGCACAAGATGCACGAGATGCAGGCTGAGATGGAAATGAAACGTCGCGAGTTCGACATCAAGCTCACGGAACTTGACCAGAAGATGGCGATTGAGCGTGAAAAGATTTCGGCGCAGATGGAGCAGACAGCGGCGAAGATTGCCGCAGACGCGGAAGCTGGTGCAACTAAACTGGCGATTGAGGCTGAAATGGCGCGAGAGCGTCTGGAACATGAGACGCATGAAAAGAACAAAGACCGGGAACCCCTCATCATGACGGAGATTGACTAATGGGGCTGCTTGATCCTTGGCGGCAGGCGCGGGAAGAAATTATTGCGTCGAGGCCGGTTTACCAACCCCGTAGCGTGGGCGGGCCTTACACTGCCTATGTAGGTAATACGCAGTCGGGGCAAGTCGACGCGGTGACACCGCAACAGGCGACCCAGCCCCAGTATAACCACCAGCTAGTGGCGGCGGCGGATTCAGGATTTGACGGGACCGATTCTCCGGTAGAGGCGGCAGAGCCCAGCGCGGAGACTTATGGGGACTGGTCCGCCGGGCTACCTTCCGGGTCTTATGTCGCGCCGGACGACACGTCCGTAGGCGCACCCACGATTGGCGTGCAAAGTTACGGGAACGCCCCCGCGCAAAATTATGCGGAGGCGGGCGAGCCGCATTCGTATTCACACCTTGGTAGCGTCTCCCCCGATTCTTTCGCAGTAGAACACGCCTCTACCGGCTATACGGACGGCGCGCTGCATTATGACGAAAGTGGTCGGGCGTATGCCGTAGGCTCCGACGCTCCCCAAGGTCTATTTGATCAAATGTCATCGCACTTAGGGTTCCCGACTGCTGGCAACACCTACAAAGGCGGACTGTACGACCAAAACGGTCAGCGCACGGACCACCCCGACTACAAAAGCGACAAGGCGGCGAGGACGGCAGCATCGTGGGCGGCTAGGGCGTTCCCTGCCGGGGCTGTGTGGTCTCCGATGATCGCATACTCACGCGTAGGTGACTTGTCTAAGGTCGGCCCTTACACGCAGGACGCTTACGGAAACTTCCGTTTTGATGCCAAAGGCCCGATGGGGACGATGATGTCTCCGGTCGGCGTAATGGTGACGCCTGACAATTACCAGTGGGGCGGCCCGGCCATGAACGACCACATGGGTGCGTTTGGCTTGGGGACTGTCGGGAACACCGGCAAGTCAGCCACGCCCGCCATGTTTGACGATGTGGGGTATAAGGGCGGCGCTCACGGCTACGGGGTTGGTGTGAAGGCGGACGGGACTGTAGGCTCATTGACAGCGTTTGACGTTGAAGACCCGGACGGGATGCAGGAGGCGGCTGCCGCGAACATGGCCGCAACTGACAACATGTGGGCGTTCGACCCCGGCGGCGGAGACGGCGGCGGAGACGGCAAAGTTATTTGCGGCGAGTTAAACCGTCAGGGCTTAATGCCAGATGACATTTATGAAGGCGACTTGGAATATCAGCGCCTCCACGTTGATGACGCGACCAAGGCCGGTTATCTTTTGTGGGCTAGGCCCCTGGTTAAACTGATGCGGAAGTCCAAGACTATTACGCACCTCGTAAAACCGTTTGCCCTGCCTTGGGCGGAAGAGATGGCCTTCCGGTCTCGTGGAATCGGCAAGGGCAACAAAATCGGCGCGGCCTATCTCTATACGTTCGCTCCGGTTTGCAAGTTATTAGGAAAACTCAACAACCCCCGTGGAGAAAATGTCGAATCTACCTAACGACCGTAGACGCGGTGATTTAGCAAAACAGATACTAGAAAACGAGGTTTTTAAGGAGGCGTTCCCCATTATGGAGAGCGCCATTTTTGATGAGTGGAAACTCTCAAAAGATGAAAAACAACGCGAAGCTCTCTGGCTTATGGTTCAGATGATGCCGCGTTTTGAGGCGACCCTTGTGTCGGCTGTCAGCAATGGCGCTGTGGCCAGCAAGGAACTTCAACGGCTCAACAGGTGAGTCAATTTTATTTAGGAGTTTTTTAAAATGGCAGACGAAGCAGTCACCCCGGCAGAGCCGGAAACTGTAAATGTCACGGACGTTGATTCAGCGTCCACAGCGTTGGAAGGCTTATTGGATTTTGGCGACACGCCAGAACAACCCGAAAGCGACGACGCGGTTGAAGAGCAGCAAGAGACTGAGGTTACCGTCGAGGACGATACTGAGGTTGAGGTTGTTCAAGTCGCTGACGACGGCGACGTAACGGAAGAGGTCGAGGTTGTCGAGCATGAGTCCGACGAGGAACCCGTCGAGGTCTATGAGGTCACCCTACCGGGTGGCGAAAGGGCCGAGGTCACCCTCGAGGAGCTCACGCGCGGCTACTCACGCCAATCCGATTACACCCGCAAGACCGAAGACCTTGCGGTGCAACGTCGAGAGTTGGCGGCTGAACGCGAAAAAGCGATTCAAGCCGTCGAAGCTGAGCGGCAGCAATATGCAAATCGCCTTGCGGAATTAGGGCAAGCGGTAGGCGTTCAGCTTCAAGAAGACCAGAACATTGATTGGGATACACTGAAGGAAGAAGACCCGATCGAGTTCGCGGCCAAGTGGGCCGATCATCAACGTAAGGTCGAGCAGTACCGGGCCTCGCAAGAGGAACTCGGACGGCTTCAAGCAGAGCACCAGGCGAAAGCGGCTGAACAGCATCGCGCTGTTTTGGCGCAGCAGTCTCAAAAACTGGTTGAGGCGATGCCCGATTTTGCAGATGAGGAAAAGGCTGAGAAAATTCGCGGAGACATCCGCACATTTTTGAAGTCAAATTATGGTGGCTTTACTGACAACGAAATCGGGTCAGTGGTCGACGCGCGTCACGTGCAGTTGATCCACGACGCGATGCAATGGCGGAACCTGCAATCGTCCAAGACAGTGACGACAAAGAAGGTTCAAACATTGCCGAAGGTCGTCAAGCCATCGGCTCAGAAGGCCAAGGTTGATAATGAAGCTGAGCAACGTGCTGCCAAGATGAAACGGGCTAAAGCGACCGGTCATATAAATGACGCGGCTGCTGCTTTAGTCGACTTACTCTAGGAGTACAAAGCAATGGCTCAACCGAGCAACACGTTCGATTCGTATGATGCCAAGGGCAATCGCGAATCTTTGGCAGATATTATTTATAACATCTCGCCGACTGACACGCCTTTCATGACGATGGCGGCACGGGGCAAAGCCTCTGCCACATACGAAGAATGGCAAACCGACGAACTCGCAGCAGCGGTTTCCACCAATGCCGTGATCGAAGGTGACGAGGCCACGATGGACGCCAGCGCGGCGACCACTCGGGTCGGTAACTACACGCAGATTTCTGACAAGACTGTGACGATTTCCGGCACTCAGGAAGCCGTCAACAAAGCCGGTCGCAAATCTGAGATCGCATACCAAGTCGCGAAGAAGGGCAAAGAGCTCAAGCGCGACATGGAAACTGTTCTCTGCACGAACCAAGCGCAAGTTGCTGGTAACAGCACGACCGCTCGGAAGCTGGGGTCTCTCGGTTCCTGGGTCGCGCAGAATGACAGCTTGGGCGCTTCCGGCTCGTCTCCCACGGGTGACGGCACCGACGCCCGGACTGACGGCACGCAGCGCGCCCTCACTGAGAGCTTACTGAAAACCGTCATCCAAAACTGCTGGACCGAAGGCGGTAACCCGTCTTGCGTAATGGTTGGTCCGCACAACAAGACGGTCATCTCTGGCTTCACCGGCAACAGCACTCGCTTTGACAAAGGCGAAGACAAAAAGCTGGTCGCGGCCATCGATGTCTATGAGTCGGATTTCGGCGCGTTCGAAATCGTCCCGAACCGGTTCAGCCGGGATCGTGACGCCTGGGTGCTGGACAAAGAGATGTGGGAAGTAAAATATCTGCGTCCGTTCCAGCAGTTCGAACTGTCCAAAACTGGCGACAGTGAAAAGCGGCAAATGCTGGCCGAATACACGCTCGTTTCCCGTCAGGAAAAAGCGTCCGGCCTCGTCGCGGACCTGACCACCAGCTAGTAGCTGTCGGTCATAATCAAATCGGAAGGGCGGTCCTAGTGGCCGCCCTTTTTGATTCAAGCACTCGGAACACCCGGTAGCGGGTGAAGGGAATATAAAATGCGTACTCTCAATGATTACTTCATCAATTTTAAAATCGAGGACGTTTCCACAGCCGGTCAGGTTTACGTGCCTGTTCCCGACGATGGAAAAATCATCAAAGTCCTGACGGCGCTCAATGGCGCTATCGGTACGGCAGATGCTGGCCTCACCTTGAAGATTGGTGGCACCGCCGTGACCGGCGGAACTATCACGATCACTCAATCCGGCTCCGCTGCCGGGGATGTCGACTCTTGCGTTCCGACAGCCGCCAACAGCGTCGTCGAGGGTGATGCCATTGAAATCGAAACCGACGGCGCATCAACGAACACGATCAGCGTCGACGGCGTCATCATTATCCGCCGCTAGGAGGGACTATGCACCCGTATCCTGTATTTTCAAACGGCGCTGCCGGGACTTCGGTTACGGCTTCCGGCACAAGCGCGGAAACCGCCATCCCGAATGACTCGTCCGGCAACACGGCCAAAGTCGTCCGCATTACTGCGACCGGCACGGCCCACGTTAAGCCGGTGCTGACGGGAACGGCGGCGACAGCTAACGACATTCTGGTTCAGCCGGGCGATGCAATCTTTTTGCACGTTCAAGGGTTCACGCACATTGCGTACATCCAACGCTCGACCAGTCCTGTCATTACAATCACACCGGTCGAAGACTAGTGAGCGATTGGATTGAGACCCGCTGGCACGAAGACGTGTCGGCGGGTCAATATATCATCGAACGGGTTCAGGATGTTGAGCCAATCCTTGATATGAACAAGATCCGTCAGAACGACGGAACAGACGGTTACACCCCAAGCAAAGATTTGAAGCACGTCGCATCGATACCGTTGGTCGTAATTGAGCAATGGATGAAACAGGACGGCGTGAACTTTCTCGCAATGCCCCACGGCCCCGAGCGGGAAAAATATATCCGCAAGAAATTAAACGACAGCGACAACAACTTCCTTCGGACTGACGGAGGTGGAAGGCTATAAAACGTGACAACCCCACAACCCCGTGTCGCCGTCCTGATACCGTCAGGCGGTTTATGGCAGGCGTCTTTCGGCTATGACCTGGCGCTCTGCATGGCATACACGGCCACAGCAAAAATACCGGTTTCTATCTGGAATGTGCAGGGGTCGATCCTGCCGCGAAACAGAGACCACCTAGCAACGGCGGCCCTGGAATCCGGCGCGACACATTTCATGTGGTTCGACGACGATATGAGGTTTCCGAAGGACACAATCGTTCGGCTACTGGCAAGGGACAAAGACGTTGTCTGCGCGAACTACCGGATGCGGAACACGCCGGAGCAGTTCACGGCCTACAGGTCCGATGTTGGCGGATACATCCCGACGACGGATCAGAGCGAGGGTTTAGAACAGGTTACGTCCTGTGGATTTGGTGCGCTTCTTTGTAGGCGCGAGGCGTTTGAGAAAATAGATCGGCCTTGGTTTGTGATCGGGTTTGATCCTGAAAATGACGAGTATGTCATCGACGATGGGTTTTGCTGCATCAAGTGGCACAACGCAGGCGTCGAGGTTTTTGTTGACCACGACCTCTCAAAAGAGGTCCGGCACATAAGTTCGAAGGAATTGAGCGTTGGCGCTGAATAATTACACGAACATCAAAGCGGCTATTGCGGACTGGTTGGATCGCTCCGACCTCACTACGCAGATTGCAGACTTCATGACGATGGCGGAGAACCGGATATACCGCGACCTTCGTATTCGTGCGATGGAGACGGCGTTGTCGGCCACGACATCTTCCGGGGTTATTTCGGTTCCGACCGGTTACCTCGAGATGAAATACATGTACATCGACACGTCGCCGACGCAGGGGCTGCAACGAAAAGACCTGTCGTTCATTTATGAGAACTACCCGACCCGGTCGGCGGACGGTAAGCCCGAGTTCTACGCTCGCGAGGCGGGGAACTTTATCTTTGGGCCGTTCCCGGATAGCGACTATGCAATCAAGGGCGTGTTTTATAAGAAACTCGATGTCCTGGCCGCGACCACAAACGAGACGAACTTTATCACCGATGATATTCCCCAGGCATTACTGTTCGGGTCTCTTGTTGAGGCTGAGCCGTTCATCCAAAACGACGAGCGTGTCCCTCTCTGGGAATCCAAGTATCAGGCGATAATTAAGCAAGCCCAGGATCAGGACGACGACGAGGCGTTGAGTGGTTCACCTCTCACGGTAACCGCCGCATGATCCAGTTCGGCGAATATCTGCCAGACTTACCGGCCTTCAATAATCCCGGCGCTACAGTTGCCGACGGGGTTATCCCGACGGCTGTCGGCTATCGTGAGTTGGGGTCCCTGTCAGCGTACAGCACGACGGCGCTCACGAACCGGTGCCAAGGAACCGGCGCGGGACAGGCGTCTGACGGCTCGGTCACGGTTTTTGCCGGTGACGACACTGATCTGTATCAGCTAGTCGATACGGCCTGGACCTCGACAGACACCGGGTTCACGACTGCCGAAGACTCGGTCTGGCGGTTCGGGCAATTCGGCGACACCGTGATCGCCACCAACTATGACGACGCGCCTCAGAAGTGGACGCTCGGCACGAGTTCAAGTTGGTCGGCTTTAGGAGGCACGCCACCTCGAGCGCGGCACATTGCCATTGTTCGCGGGTTCGTTTTTCTGGGGGATCTCGTCGAGAGCGGCACGGCTTACCAGAACCGGGTCCGCTGGTCCGGCCTGGATAACGCTGAGACGTGGGCGGCGTCGCAGACAACACAGTCAGACTTCCAAGACTTTGTCGGCAACGGCGGCGCGGTGATGGGCATAGTCGGCGGCGAATACGGAATCGTGTTTTTGGAACGCTCTATATTCCGCCTTGACTACGCTGGCACCCCTTTGATTTTTACGGCGAACGAAGTGTCTCAGACACGCGGCACTCAGGTCACTGGTTCAATTGCGGCACTTGGCCGGACGATATTCTTCTGGTCGGACGATGGCTTTTATGCTCTGGAAGACGGAACGAAAGTCACCCCGATCGGCGCGAACAAGGTCGATAAGACATTTGCGGAAGACTTGGACACTGCGTATGCCTCGCGGGTCACGTCGGCAATCGATCCAATCAATCACTTGTATATTGTGAGTTACCCCGGCAGCGGTCATTCATCCGGAACCCCAAACAAACTGATCATATTTGATTGGGTAAACAACAAGTGGTCGACGGCGTCATTCCAGCACCAACTGATCTCACGGTCCCTGTCGACCGGCTACACGTTGGACGGCCTTGATTCCGTTTCATCGTCGATTGACTCTTTGGCCTTTAGCCTGGACAGCCGGGCCTGGGTTGGCGGTTCGGTCCTACTTTCCGCGTTCAACACAAGCAACAACCTCGCATACTTTACCGGCACCGGCCTGGATGCCACTTTAGAGACGGCGGAATTTCAACCTCTGCCCGGCCGCCGGTCATTCATCAATAAGGTCAGGCCAATCGTTGACGGATCGGCGGCAACATCCACGGTCCAGATGGCCGGAAGAAACATCGGCACCGACACCGTTTCGTTCGGCAGCGCGGTCTCCCTGAACGGAAGCGGCGATGCTCCCGTAAGAGAGGACGCCCGCTATCACCGGGTCCGCGTAAATATCACTGGCGGGTTTGATCACGCACAGGGCGTGGACGTGACGTGGAAAGGTCGGGGGCATAGATGACGCAGGGCTTCCTGCCGGTACCGGTCGTTCACGGCAACGAAACAGAGCACCGGCGGCTTATAGCAAACGCCACAAACAGTTTGCGCGACGGCAAAGTAAACTCTGTCGGTTCGGTGACGCTGACACAGTCATCGGCCACGACAGTGGTGACCGACGCCAGGGTTGGTGCAGATTCAGGAATATTTTTTATGCCCGAAACTGCGAACGCGGCGGCAGAGGTAGGCGCTGGCGGCATGTACGTTTCTAGCGTGGGGAAGCAGACGTTTACGATAACCCACGCGAACAACTCTCAGACAGATCGGGACTTCCGGTATGTCGTTCTCGGCTAGTGAGGAGATGGCCAAGCTGGACGAGTGGTGCCAAGGTAACGTGGACGCGATGTCGCTTCTCCGTTCATTGGCGGAGATTTCACAAATCGCCGACGACTACGCAGACGGCGATACTTCGGGTTCGGACGATATGACGAGGATGCTTCACCTCGCTCTTGTCGCGGTCCCGACCAATCCGTTTTTTCAGGCCCACCAATCCTGGCTGGTACCTGTCATGTCGTCGTCGATGCACTTATGGAACGCATCGAACGATTGGCACAACGAGTTCGGCTTCGTTTATCGCGAAGCACTCGAGCAAATTATTCACGTCGTCGCCATGCTGGTTGGAGGTCAAGACCACGCGGCATGGGTTGCGAAAGACGTGAACGACTTTTATCACAAGCAACATGGAGAGCCGTTCGAAGAATGGCTTGCAGAAATCGATGGCTAGTTTTGGCGGGAATGATCGACCTTCAGGTCAAGTTGTAACTCAGAACGTGCAGGAACCGTGGACGCACCAGCAACCTCATTTGAAGAATATATTCTCTGAGGCTGAGAACCTATATAACTCGGAGACGCCTCAATACTTTGAGGGGAACACAGTCGCCGGGCTGTCCGACCAGACAAAGACCGCCCTGGACCTCCAAGAGGCGCGGGCGTTGCAGGGCTCGCCATTAGTAAATCAAGCGCAGGACCAACTCAGCACGACGCTCTCCGGTGGCTACCTGAACAACAACCCACACCTCCAAAACGCCATTGACGCGGCAAGTGAGGGCGTGGTCAGGAACTATCAAACGGCCACGTCTCCCGGCATCGACAGCGCATTCGAGCGGGCCGGTCGGTACGGGTCCAACGCCTATCAGACGATGAAGAAAAACTCCGAGGCTGAGCTCGCCGATAGTTTGGGGCGGATGTCGTCTCAGATGGCTTACGGTGACTATAACCGCGAACGTGGCTTCATGAATAATGCCATCCAACTCGCCGATTCTCTCAGCCAGTCGGACTACAACGATATAGCTCAGCTTGCCAAGGCCGGTTCGATTTATGACGCCCAGAACCAGGCGGAGCTCGCGTCCGAGATCGATCGGTTCAATTTCGAGCAGATGAAGCCGTTCAACAAACTGGCCCAGTATTCCGGGCTGGTTTCCGGTGGATACGGATCGACGGCTACATCAACGCAACCCTATTTCCGAAACACTGGTGCCAATGTTCTGTCAGGTGCTCTCGGTGGCCTTGGCGCTGCCGGTTCTCTTGGCGGAGGCATGGGCGACTTTGGAACATGGGCGCTGGGAGGTCTCGGCGCTCTGGGAGGGTTGCTGTAAATGATTTATCCTAAACCACCGGTGCAAGCGGCACCACAGTTTCCGACGCCCCGACCAATGGCGGCGTCGTATGCACCTCAGTTTCCAACTCTGCCGCAACAGGCGGGCGGTCTTTTAAAAGCACCGTCGAGCGCGGTTAGTTCCGGGTTGTTGGGGGCAGCCGGGGCTATGTCTCCCGGCGGACCGACATCGATGCCGGTGAGCATCGGCGACCGAATTGGACCGGCGCTGTCTGCCTTTGGTGAGAAATTCGCGGCAGGCAAGGCTCTCGCGGAGAAGAAGGCACGGGAAGAGGCGTTGATCAAGGAGTACGGTCCGGAAGCACTTGTGCCTGGCGTCCTGGCCGCAAAGATTAAAGCTGCTAACGATCTGAAATTACGACAGGCGGCGATGAAGTCGATGCTGGGAGACGGTGCAGCGGGCTCATTCCAAGAGAAGCTCGAGGCCGACACGGGTATGGTCTTCACTCAGGATCAATTGAAGCGGTTGCGTATTGCATATTCTTCCGGGGATTCGGAGCGGTTTAACACCCAGCTAGAGAAGATCGCGGGCGTAAAACGAGACGCCGCCGAGAAATTAAACAAGCGGTTCGAGAGGAAGGGCGACGCGTATTCAAAATTGATTGGGAACGCCAACCGTGCCGCGCAGATGCTGGAAGATCTAAGGAACGGCAAGTTGAACGGGATCGACGACGTTGAGATCGTTTATAAGTTCATCAGCTCTCTAGACCCAGACAGTGTCGTGCGAGAGGGTGAAATCGCGCTCACAAATAACGCCATGTCCCTCATCAATCAATTCACGAAACAGCTTAACAACATCCTTGGAGACGAGGAGGGTAAGGCACGGCTGTTTAAGGACGGTGTCGCACAAGAGATGTTGGAGGCGATTGTTGGGATCGGCGAGAGTGCCGACAACTCCCTTCAGAAGGACATCGACTATTTCACTGGCCGCGCTGAAAAGCACAAGCTGAACATCGATGATATTTTGTCTCCGGTCCCCCGGTTTAATCGGGCTGGGTCCATTGCGGAAACGGCTGAAGAGAAGGAAGCCCGAGAGAGGACTGAAAGGCTGATCCGAGACGCAAACAAGGAAAGCAAAAAGGGCGAGCGATAATGGCCACAGCTACGGAACTGCGCCAGGCGATTGATTACTATAAGAACGCGGGGGACGACGATGCGGTCAAGCACCTCGAGACGGAGCTCGCAAAGATTTCAAAGGCACCTCGAGACGCCGCCCCCCAAGAGGGTATGGGCTGGGACGCCGCCATAGCGGAGGGGTTTTCGAACATACTCCCCAGCGGGCGGCAATTTGTTCTCGATATGGTACAACCATTTATAAGTCCGGTTGATACGGCGGAGGGTATCGCAAACCTTGCGTCTGGCCTATACAACAAACTGACGCCAGGCGAGCAGCCGAGCGAAAAAGCCGTCGACGCGATGGTGCAGTTTTTCAAGGATCGGTATGGCTCTATCGACGCGTTTAAAAACACGATAGCCAACGACCCTGTCGGCTTCATATCTGACATTGCCGGTGTTTTCTCTGGGGGGTCCGGCCTCGCCCTTAAAGCTCCGGGGACGCTTGGCAAAGTCGCAAGGGCGAGTAATAAAATCGCACGGGCCGTGGACCCCGCCCAGGCCGTGGGGAACGTAATCGCAAAAGGCGTGGCACCTATTGCCGGTGCCATGTCCGGTACTGGCGGCGATGCCATTAAAGAGGCTTACAGGGTAGGCCGGGCAGGCGGCGATGACGCCGCTGCGTTCAAGTCACACATGAGGGGCAACGCCTCTCTGACAGATCTTGTCGACACTGCTCGAGACAATTTCAGGACGATGAAAGAGGCGGCGTCGAACGACTACGTCCAGGGTATGGAGGGGGCAAAGGCCGCCACCCAGCCGCTGGATTTCGGACGGGTCGAGCAGTCTTATAAAGACACGCTGAAATCGATGCGGTCGCCCGCCGGTCTCCCGAAGGTCGGAGGGAAGGAACTAAAAAAGATCGGTAAAATCGGAAAAGAGATTAAGCGCCGATCGAACAATCCGAAGCTCCACACGGCAATAGAGTTGGACGCCCTGAAGCAACGGGTGAACAGTATTTACCCACGCGCAGTGGGCAAGGATAAGCAACTGAAGAGGGCTGTGAAGGAAACGGCGGACACTATCAGAGAGCTTATCATTGAAGAGGTCCCTGAATACGCTCAGACGATGGAGCGATACGAAACCGCGATGAAGCTGCTCGAGGACATCGAACAGACATTGTCTCTGGGAGCGAAGTCAAAAGACACGTCAATCCGTAAACTGCTCTCATCCCTCAGAAATAATGTGAACGCGAATTTCGGTCAGCGCCTCACCCTACTGCAAGAGCTCGAGAAGCGTGGCGGCAAGCCGCTCATGCCAGCCCTTACCGGTGAGACCTTAAACACTTGGACACCTCGAGGACTACAGGCGGCCATGGCGAGCAACAATGTCCTAGCGCAGGGCGCGGGGTATGTCTCTCCTCTTCTGCCTATGATGTCGCCACGGATTATGGGCGAGGCGGCGTACCACGCAGGCAAAATGCACAAATACCTCCCGCCCGGCTTGCTTGGGCCGGTCGGTTATCAGGCGGGCAGGATGCAAAACATTCAGGATGAAAAAGGCATTAAATAATGGCTTCAGTATATGATTGGGACGCAACGACGCCCGGAAACAACGCAACGCAGGGTTCTATTAACTTCGCGGAGAACCAATCACCCTCAACGGTGAATAATTCTGCCCGTCAAATGATGTCCGATATTTCGGCTTGGGTGGAGTTCCTTGGCGGTGCGAAGATTTCCAGCGGTACGGATACGGTTACCCTCACCTCCGGGCTTTCCTTGACGGCTTACGAACAGTCTCAATTGTTCGCGTTTGAAGCGGGCGGAACGAACACGGGCGCGGTTACGTTGAACGTGGATTCCATCGGTGCCAAGTCAGTGGTTAAGCACCGCAACCATGCTCTTGTCGCGAATGATATAGAAGCGGGTGGTATTTATGTCGTCGCTTATGAGGCGACTGCCGATAATTTCCAGCTTCTCTCCCCGGTGAGTAACGAGCCGTCTTCTACTCCAACGACCACACGCGGCGATATAATTCGCAGAGGGGCTTCAGCAGATGAGCGCGTACCCCTGGGTGCTGACAACACAATTTTCGCATCAGATGGCACTGATCCGAATTATGAGACGCTTACCAGCTTATTGGACTCCGCAATAGGCAATACGCAAGGAAACGTGCTTTACCGCAGTGGGTCGGCTTGGTCAGTACTTGCCCCCGGAACGTCTGGCCAGGTACTCCAAACACAAGGTGCGGGGGCTAACCCTCAGTGGGCCAATGCTGCCGGTCTTACGCTTGGCACAGAGCAGGCCACAACGTCTGGGACATCCGTTACGTTTAGCAGCATCCCCTCAGGCACGAAGATGATCATTGTTATGTTTGTGGGTGTGTCTTTCTCAGCGGGTGCTGAAGCTGAAGTGTTATTGGGAGACTCCGGCGGCATTGAGACCTCCGGGTATGTTGGCGTTGATTGGGATAGCACGGCAGGCACGGATTCAGGCAACACCGACGATTTCATGGTGCATGTAGCCACCAATGGAAATGACCTGATTTCCGGGACCGTCATTCTTACGCTTGAAGACAGTTCTGATCATACCTGGACCGCGATGTGGTGCATGGCATCCACCAACCAGCCGACCTCCAGCTCTGGATCTGGGAGAAAATCTCTCAGCGGAGAGCTTACTCAAATCAGAATAGAAGGCGGCACGTTCGACGCTGGCGCTGTGAACATTAGTTATATGTAGGTGAAGCATGAAAGATTATGTGGCCGTAGTCGCCGTTTCCGCTGAAGGAAAAGTAGAGAAGTTCCAGGATTTCGACTTGTTATCTGAAGCCGACTCTCATGTGGTTGTACACGGCGGGTTTTCAACTTCGACGCCATCCGGCAGTTGGAAGCATTGGGTGGCAGATCCTGTAGCTAAGACGCTAGTTCTCGACACAGCGGCAAACGACAACGCGGCTAAAGAACGAGTGCGAAGGGCAATTTCTGCGGAGGCCGAACGCCGTTTGGTTGAGGGTACGGTGATCAACAGTGTGCAGGTCAAGTGTCGCAACGATGATTTCACGCGGTTGTCGGAACTTGAAGCCCAGGCGCTTTATCTTGAAGCCAATTCGCTACCTGTAAGCATCGAGTTCCGGACAGAGGGCGGCGCGTATGTGCCCATTACCTCTTCTGCCGAGGTGCAGGCGCTTCGTGTCGCTGCCCTCGGGTTCGCCACACATATCCTTTCCACGTCGGCCAGCCTCCAGAAACAAGCAGAGGCCGGCACCTTACCCGCAGATTTTGACCCAACTGCTGACACGCACTGGTAGTAAAAACATATAAAGGAACACCCCATGTCTTTTTGACCAAGGCCGTCCTCGTGGCGGCCATTTTTGTATCTACTCCCGTACTGGCTCAGGTAGCAGGGGCACCCATGTCCCGAGACAAAGTAGCCAAGGAGCTACTTGAAAAGCATGGGGAGAAGCCGACTCAATTGGGTATCGCTGACAACGGTGGGGTGTTGGAATTATTCACCACAAAAAGCGGCAGTACGTGGACGCTTATTCTTACCATGCCGAACGGGAGAAGCTTCTTGGTCGGCTCAGGCAAACACTGGATGAAAGACAATCCAAAACCCGAAAAGACGAGATTAGAAATATGATACACGATGAGCAGTTTAAGTCCGTCCTGGACCTGGGTTCCGTTGGCGTGATTATCGCCTCTTTCATGGAGGCCGTGCCTAATATCACGGCGCTACTCGCCCTTATCTGGATGGCCATTCGTCTATGGGAGACCGACACCGTCCGAGGATGGACGGGCAGAAATCTTCCCGAGAGGCGGCGCGACTCCTATTAACAACCTTCAGGTCATTTAATGCCGGATCAGGCTTTAAGGCAGTATGCCACCGACCGACAGTGGGAAATCCTCTGTGCGGTTGAAGTAAATGGCTCAAACCGGGCCGCGGCTAAAGTGTTGGGGGTCCAAGGTTCAACCGTAGACAGCTCGATAAACGCCCTTAACTTGAAGGCTGCTCGGGGTGGCTATTCTCCAGAGCATGACATGACTCATCCAGTCCCTGACGGGTTCCAAGTCAAGGGCACGTCGACCATGTACGGGCCGGACGGGGAGATTAAGGCTCAGTGGGTCAAGTCTCAGGTTGACCGGGACAGACAACTTGAACTGATGCGGGAGGGTATTCAGGCCCTTTGTGAGAGCATCAAACCTGCAAAGCCCATAAAGGCCCCGAAAGATACAAACGACCACATTCTAAACCTCTACACGATCACGGATTACCATGTTGGATCTCTGGCATGGGAAGACGAGACGCTTCAGGACAATTGGGACACCGAAATAGCTGAGAGCACGTTAGCCAGGTGTTTCGCTGAAATGGTCAATCGAGCGCCCGATGCAAAGAAGGCGATCATTTGCCAGCTTGGCGACTTCCTGCACTACGACTCCTTACATTCTGTCACGCCCACCTCCGGACACCTTTTGGATTCAGACTCTCGGTATACGCAAGTGGTGAGAACAGCCATCAAGCTTATTCGCATGGTGGTTGATATGGCGCTTGAGAAACACGAGGAGGTTCACCTCCTAAATGCGGAGGGCAACCACGACATAGCGTCCTCAGTCTGGCTCCGGGAAATGTTCTCTGTTCTTTATGAGAAGGAGTCGAGAGTGACCGTGGATACGTCACCTCTGCCGTATTACGTCCACCAGCACGGCCTAACCATGCTGGGGTTCCACCATGGGCACCTAAAGAAAGTGCCCGCCCTAACAGCGCAGTTTGCGGCGCAGTTTCCTGAAGTCTGGGGGGCCACCAAACATCGATACGGTCATTCCGGCCACCTCCATCATGTTCACGTCAAAGAAGATATGGGCATGACAATCACCCAACACCCTACGCTCTCGGCCAAGGACGCCCACAGCGCCAGGGGAGGGTGGCACTCGGAACGACGGGCAATGTGGATAGCCTACCATGATGAGTACGGCGAACAGGGCTCGGGCTACGTGACGCCAGAGATATTCAAACAATGAGGTATGAAGTGAGTAGGCATCAATGCTTTGGACGCGGCGTAAAGACACCATTCGGGACGGTGTACCAGCACATTGATGTAGACGGGGAGGGGAACGTAACGGGGATGAGTATCAGTTACCCCGGCAAGTTTGAAGACACCGAAATAGGGAACATGCTGGATCAGCTTTCCCAGACCACCAGAGACATAATTAGGGAAGACCTATGACACCCCGTGGAATTAGAAACAATAACCCCGGCAACATAGAACACTCTGACCGTTTCCTATGGGACGGCGAGATATACCCCCAGACGAACGGGGAAGAAAGGTTCTGCCAGTTCGAAAGCTCCGAAATGGGGATTAGGGCGATCCATAAAATCCTCCAGACCTACCAGCGGAAGCACAAACTCTGGAATGTGCGGGACATGATTAACCGCTGGGCACCCCCGGTGGAGAACGAGACGGACTCATATATAGAGCACGTGGCGGATTGTATGCACCTTGATCCCGGTGAGGCGTTTGACGTGACGGAAATGAGATACGCGCTCCCGATGGTCTCCGCGATCATCCACCACGAGAACGGTGTAATGCCCTACTCACAAGAGCAGCTTTTGGACGGAATTAATCGGGCATTTTAAGCCCTTCTGAGGGCGATTGTTCTTGTTTTGTACTCCACTACCCTAAAAAACCAGAGATACGCACCAGCGGCCCGAAAAACGACCCTAGAATGGATTTTAAGCAATGATATCACTCATCACATCCCTCGCCGGGGGCCTATTTAGCATCGGCAAGGAATATATCGCCAAGAAACGAGAAATCGGCAAGGCGAAGCATGAAGCCCACATGGAAGCCATTAAATCCACCGCCAACTGGGAACAGAAAATGGCGGAGGGCTCTATTAAGTCCTGGAAGGATGAATGGTTCACGGTGATGATTTCCACGCCCTTCGTGACGCTTTTTTTGGGTGTTCTGTTAGACATCCCCGAATTGGTGGAGCGGACTAAATCGGCGTTTCAAATCCTTGAGAGCGAAGTGCCGGAGAAATACTGGATACTCTTAATTATAGCGTTTAGCGCGAGTTTCGGGGTCAAACCTGCCGTTAAAGGCGTCACCAATCTATTCAGCAAGAGCGGCAAATAATGGACGGACTCTTATTCGTGTTCATTCTCATTCTTCTGATTGGGGTGGCCGTCTTAATCCACATCTATGGCGGTGATTAGTGGTCTACGTGGCTGACTGGTTCTTTGCCAGCTACCTCATTTACCAAGCCCTCAGATTTATTGTGTGGGCGTTCAATCCTGAAATTGTTGTGTGAAAGGCAAGTGATATGAAAAATTCAGAGTTTGTCGGCGGCACCAACGACATCGGCGGGTCTTACGGCTGATGCTTGAAGCCCTGGCTATTCTTCTCGGAGGTATTATCCCGGATCTAATGGGCGTGTGGGTGTCCCTAGTGAGGCCGTTCAGGCATCCCACATTGAGCCGAAACCTCCGGCGATCCATCGGAGAAATTTCAGCAGGCGTTTCATGCTCCATTACTCGACAGGTTTTAAGGCTTCCAAATCTCGGTAAGCCTGTCCGATGGGGTCGTCATGCTGTGTCCCCATGCGCGCGATAATGAGCGCCGCCAGAAAAATGCACTCGGGGTCTGGTTTGCTGCCCGGCACATGATCGTCGGCGAGTTGTTCCAGCAAAGCGGCCATCATTCCGATAGCGACGCTACCCCCACTTGCTACGACCGGGATAGGCAGGGGTGCTATGGTGACTGTCCTTTCAATCGCGGCCCCCACATCGTCTACAACCTTTCTCATCAGGTCACTTGTCACCGCGTCGTCGCTCGTCAGGGTAATATCTGGCATGATTTCGGCCTAGTCTGCGGGACTGTTTTTGAAGCCCGGCAAAAACTGGACTCCGACCGTTGGCACGATTGCCGGTCTCCACACATGGCCACATGACTGACAGGCGTGGGTGTGGTGTGGCTTTGTCGCAAACTCGCCTTCATCAATGTGGAGCGTCCCACACTCTGGGCAGGTGATCCGCATTGGCACTGGCTCTTTCTTCAGGGCGGTCAAGTTTTCGGCCTCTGCCATAGCGCTTCTAAAATCCCTGGTGATATCTCCGATCATTTGAGCGCCGCCCTCTGAATGGGGTAGCCCAACTAAGACCTTCTCGTCGTCATGAAATATTGAAAGCTTCATCATTTCCCGCGATCTCCTGGTTCACTCGACACAATCTGAGCCGACAGCGGAAAGGCTCACTCGATAGTCTGCACAATGGACGTAACCGGCTACGGCAAGGCGCAGCCATGTTGATGCGTCGAATTGGCGGGCAACCTCGCCTGCCGCCAGCAACCGCCCGTAACGATTGATGACACCGGAACCGCCCCGCTCCTTAAGCCATTTCAGCGCCCGTAGTTGGGCGTCACTCAATTGCTCTGGCATTGTCTCAGACCTCCTAAGTCGCTAAACCGTTGATAGGGCGAGCGCTGAATAGGAGCGCTCTATGTTTGAAATCCATCCAGACCACCTTGAGCCGTCCATCCTCTGGCCGCTCAAAAAAACCTTTCCAAAACGCCTCAGAAAGCAGATGACCGATGACGATTGGCACCGGTATGTCCGCGATTTCATCAAGGAAGCGAACAAGACGAACGTCGGTTTTGCCAATCTCCGGCCACCATCCGTTGACGGGGCGGCACAGGTTCGGGGGCATGGTGAGGCGTAATTCAGGTGTGGGATAATCTCGTATGGCAAACGGGAATAACCACGCGACACTGCCCGGATATCTGCCGATCTGGTCATTTGGGCTCCTGTCCCGTCTCGTTTGATGTGGCCGAGCGCGCCGCATCATGCATTGCTTTCTCTATTGGGCTGGCGGTGTCATATGGTGCCAGACCCGGAAGAATGTTCTCTGTCACAGCATCCCGGACCTCCTTGGTTAATCGCCCATCTTTTGCCAGCATCAACGCCCCCATCATCGCAACATCCTTTTCTGCTATTCGCTGGCGCATTCTTCCCATTGCCGCACCCGAGGCCATAGTTAGGGTGTCTTGTAGCCAATCAGGGTGAGCCTCAATTGTCTTGAAGACGTGTGCCATAAACTCAGTCCGTTCCATGATCTTCTCCGTCGCTTATGGGGGAGATTTGGTCGATAGAGACCGGCGTGTAATCGATGCACTCCACCGAAGCGTTGAAATACTTGGGGTGGTCAATCTTGTTGGCGTGGAGATGACCATGGATGTTCATCTTTACTCGTGGTTCGTTGATCGAGTTTTCGTGCATCGGGACGTGAGTAAGCCATATCCCGTTAATGTGCCTGACACCGTAAATCTCCTGGAAATACTGGGAATACAGGCTGGTTTTGAATAGGTCGTGGTTGCCCCGAACTAACCGCTTTTTGCCGTTCATCATCTTGAGCAAGTGCAGACCTTCTTTCGTAAAGGCCACGTCGCCCAGGTGATAAACCTTGTCTCCAGGAGAGACTGTGCGGTTCCACCTTTCGATGATTTCAACGTGCATTTCGGTTAGCGATTTGAAGGGCCGGAGTGGCTGTCCGTCATGCTCAAAGGTCAGAATATTGTCGTGACCTAGGTGCGTGTCGCTGATTACAAAAACCTCAGCCATTGGATTCCCCTTTCCCCGACGATTGCGCCACAGCTATTTCCGCCCGATAACTGCCCGATGGGCAATGTTCACGTGGCGTTCTACACTGCCGTGCATTGCTAAGTAATTGTAATTTAAAGAAACTGTGTGGAATCAGGGGGCTTTGATTTCGTCCCGAACGAAGTGCGCTACCAGACTGCGCCACTCCCCGACCGTGGGAACTGAATTTGAGGGCCGGTTTATAGCGCCAGCCCGCCGAAACGGCAAGTTCGGTGATTTAAATTAATACGCCCGGTCGATGCAGAAATCGATGGCATCGAGCAAGGCCTGTTTTTCGGGACCATCTTCAAAGATGCCCATGGCATCGCGGGCAATGGCGCCGTAATGCCGCGCCCGCTCCACAGCGTCTTCGAGAGCGCCATGTTTGTTCATGAGTTCGATTGCGCGGCCCAGATCGTCTTCGGTTTGGTCGAGATCTTCCAGGGTGCGCCGCCAAAAGGCCCGTTCTTCGTCGTAGCCCCGGCGAAACGCCAGGATCACCGGCAAGGTAATTTTCCCTTCGCGGAAATCGTCGCCCACTGTTTTGCCGAGGGTTGCCTGCTTGGCGGAATAGTCTAGGGCGTCATCAATGAGCTGGAAGACAATGCCCAGATTCATTCCGAATGTTTCGAGGGCGTCTTCTTCGACCTTGGGCCGGTCCGCGACCAGGGCACCGATGCGGCAGGCAGCGGAGAAGAGTTGGGCCGTTTTACTTTGAATCACTTCCAGATAGGCCGTCTCACCGGTTTCGGTATCATTCGACGTGGTGAGCTGGAGGACTTCCCCCTCCGCGATCACAGAAGACGCTTTGGACAGAACCCGCAACACATCAAGAGAACCGTCCGCCACCATGAGTTCAAAGGCGCGGCTAAAGAGGAAATCGCCAACCAGGACACTCGCCTGGTTGCCCCATACCGCATTTGCGGAAGCAGATCCCCGGCGGAGTTCGCTTTCGTCGACAACATCGTCATGCAGGAGCGTTGCCGTGTGAATGAATTCCACGCAGGCGGAGAGGCCAATATGGCGCTTGCCTTGGTAGCCACAGAGACGCGCAGAGGCCAAGGTCATCATGGGCCGGATCCGTTTGCCGCCCGCTGCGACAATATGACCCGCGAGTTGAGGAATTAGAGCGACCTGACTGTCCATTGCCCGGACAATAAGTTCGTTCACCTCGACGAGATCTTCTGCCGTGAGTTGGGTGAGGGCATCAAGGGACGGTGAAGCGTCCTTTCCGCTCTCAAGATTTACGACCACTCCCAAGGGTAGATTTCCTCCGCCGGTGTTTCGTATCCGGCCTGTTGGTTGTATGTATAAGCCGAAGCATAGGTGGCGCGCTCCCCTGTGGTCAAGCGCAACCCGGCGCGTCTCACCGGAGGGTGATATGGAAGAATTGTTACGGACCAATGATCCGGTTT